CGGCTATATATCTGATGTCCGTGTAGTCAAAGGCACAGCAGTCTACACTTCTGCGTTCACCCCACCAACAGCCCCCTTAACAGCCATCACCAACACCAAGCTGCTGCTAAACATGGCAGACGGTCAGGCGATTGACAGCGCAGCGCAGAACAATCTGACGTTGTATGGCAATGCTAAACTCAGCACTACTCAGGCTAAGTTTGGCGATACGTCGATATACTTTGATGGCACTGGTGATTATGCGTATGTTTATCCAAAGTATTTTACTTTTGGCACTGGTGATTTTACCGTAGAGTTTCAGGTGTATTTTAATAGTACAGCCCTTCAGTCGATATTATCTTTTTATCCGCAGACGATACTGTTGCCCCACACTTCTATTACCACAATTCTATAATCAATTTCTATGTTGGGGATGTAGGCGTTCCTATTGCAAGCGGCACAATAAACACGGGGCAGTGGTACCACGTAGCCCTTTCCCGTTCTGGGACTAGCTCCAAGTTGTTTATAGATGGGACACAAGCAGGTAATACGTACTCAGACTCTAATAACTACGTTGCAGGGCCGCTATCTTTAGGAACGTATAAGTGGCCTACGCCAAGTACCGCTTCTATGTTAAATGGCTACATCGACGAGGTGCGTATCTCCACAGGAGTAGCCCGTTACACCAGCAACTTCACCGCCCCAACAGAACCATTCTTAGATAGAGGAGAATAACCATGAAAATAGCAATCTTAGATGGCTCTACGGTAGGCGAGATAGCAGACCACAAGTCACTCTTTCCCAACATTAGCTTCCCCAAGTCTGGCCCAGATGTCACTTGGCTGGCGACTAACTCTTGTGCAGAGGTCGTAACCTTCTTGGCTTTCGACAGTGCCACTCAGACCTGTGATGGAGTTGATCCTTACCTAGACAGTGGCAAGGTCTACACACGGCGTGTCACTGACATGACATCAGACGAACAGGCGGCAGTGGTCACAGCAGCTAATGCAGCGGCAGCTACTCGCAATCGTGCTGAACGTGACCGCAGGCTTGCGGAGACAGACTACATGGCCCTGTCAGATGTCAGCATGTCGGCTGAGATTACAACCTATCGTCAGGCTCTGCGGGACATCACCAGCCACGCCAACTGGCCTAACTTAGCTAGTGCTGACATGGATGGTACTGGTGGTGATTGGCCTACGAAACCGGAGTAAAATATGTCTCAGACCTACTACGTTGACCCAGACTATTGGATTGCCGGATACGCTCAAGGTGACATCTTTGAGGCCAGCTCACTGGTGGCAGCTCAAATGGCTGCAAGCGCAGAGGTTCTGCGGGTCAGGAGTGCGGCTGGTTCTATATCCTCCGCGCTGACATTGTCGGCCGTGCTTAACCGATTACAGATGGCTGCGGCAGAAATCCATGGTCTGACAGTAATATCAGCAGGCATCGTTACGGTACAAAACGCCGCCGCGCAAATTGCGAATGCGGTGGCGACTTCTGCTATCGCGGTGCGACTGCAACACAGTAGTGCATCTCTTGCGCTTTCTGTTATAATGGCTGCAAATGCAAGACTAATGTGGGAGCCCGAAGCAGCGTCCGCTAACATATGGACCGAGCAGGACGACGCAAGCTCAACGTGGACCGAGGCCGGCAAGGCCACAACGATATGGATGGACGAGTAAATGGCAAACACTACAAATTATCAATGGGTTAAGGCAACTATCGGGGGGAGCGAGGACACATGGGGCGCGACTATAAACACCGCCTTTGATGCAATTGACACGTTGCTCGGGGGCACTGACGCCACAGAGTTTGCAGTATTGAATGGCGCCACAGTCTCTACATCCGAGCTCAACAAGTTGGACGGTGTGACTGCCACAACGGCCGAAATTAACGCACTGGCCGGCATGACCGCCACGTCGGTGGAGCTGTCATACTCAGACGGCGTCACCTCGGCGATCCAAACACAGATAGACGCCAAGTCGCCCTTGGCAGACCCGACTTTTACCGGCACGCTGAGCGCCCCCACGGCCAATGTCACGACGGTTGATCTTGGGGACTGGACAATCACGCAAACCGGCAGCGACTTGATATTCTCACACAGCGGCACGGCACGACTAAAACTATCCAGCGCAGGGGCGCTTATTGTTGAGGGCGATGTCACTGCATTTGGAGATGCGTAATGGCTCTACAATCTTCTGGCATCATAACTCTCACAAACATTCAAACTGAGTTTGGCGGGTCAAACCCGATTGGCATGTCCGAGTATTATCGCGGCGGCAGCAACACTACGGCAAACAATACAGACGTGCCGACGACCGGCGCCATATCCATGTCCAATTTCTACAGTGGAACATCTGTCTACACATACACAATTTCAGCTAGTGTTCAGGAGGCAAACGTAAGATCTCTTGCAATTACAAGTGGATGGGATGGCACTGCGCCTCTCAAGGTTGTGATTAACTCTGGCGTTTATGTCTGGTCCGATAGCACCTCGAACGCCGGCCTGCTTGTTTCGGGTTCTTTCCCCACTGGCATCACGATCGAAAATAGCGGCTACATTATCGGCAAAGGCGGCGCGGGCAATGGCTTTGCTGGCGGCCCTGCCCTTATCGATAGTTCAGGATCTCTAACTTTATCAAACTTATCAGGAGCTTACATAGCCGGCGGCGGAGGCGGAGGCGGGAACGGAGCTTATTCATCCGGCGGTGGCGGAGCGGGTGGTGGTCCGGGCGGCGGCCCAACATCAAATGACGGCTACGGATCGTTCAACGGCGGAGCAGGCGGGTCGATTGGCCAATCTGGAAGCAACGGAGCGGGTGTCAGCGGCTACTTTGGCTACGGCGGCGGTGCCGGCGGTGGCGGCGGTTCAACTCTCGACGCTGGCAGCAAAACAGATAATCCATCAGGTGCTGGTGGCGGTGGCGGACGCATCCTCCCCGGCACAGGCGGAGTTGGCCCGCGTAACGCGGGCAATGGCGGATCTGCCGGAAACACTGGCAGCAGTACCGCTGGAGGCCAATGGCACTCTGGTGGCGGTGGCGGCTGGGGCGCGTCAGGCGGCAGCGGGACAAACCAAGCAGGCGGCGCGGGAGGTCGTGCAATTACTTGGTCAAGCACGCAAGGCACAGTCACAAATTCCGGCGCAATTTATGGAGCGTACACCTAATGCAACTTGATGCTCTACTAGCGAACATGGACGACTTTGATTACATCTGCGATGAAAGTGTGACTTGGGTAAACGACAATATTATTGGTAAGGGTTACACGACCGCGACGGTGTTGGATCGCATGAATACTGACCAACTTATTCCAAACAGCGAGCGTCGCGTCTGGATACGAAACGCCAAGCGCATGTTCTCGGAGCCGGCGGCAATTCGCCTTGGCGGCGAGGCTGTCGACACTGAAGACTTCCGCGTCATGGTGGCCGGCGTGGTGGCCGCAGCCGGGTCTCGAGAATATTGCCAGCAATGTATAGACGATATGAGTTGGGTTAAGTTCTCAAGGATAGACGACGGCGTAATAACTTTGGGCAGCATAGGCGACTTTGACCGAGCCGAAGCCACCACCGGCAATGTTTACACTGACAGCCAATCTATTCTATCACTGGCCGTGACATTGGAGCGCAAGACAGTAGACGTCTCTGAAGCCGCAGAGTTTTGGGAGACAGTATAATGACCCTTATCCAACTTAAAATTCCGGCAGGCATGTTTCGCAACGGGACAGAGTATGAAGCATCTGGCCGCTGGCGCGACGGCAACCTCGTTCGCTGGCTCGGGACGTCACTTCGCCCGATAGGCGGCTGGCGTGAGCGCACTGCCAGTGCGATAGCGGAACCGGCGCGCGGAATGCACGCGTGGCAAGAAAGTAACGGGTCACGGTGGTCGGCGCTTGGGGCTTACAATAAGCTGTACGTTGCCAACGCCCTTGGCACTGTCTTCGACATTACTCCGGCTGGTTTCACGTCTGGGTATCAGGACGCCACAATCGAGACTGGCTTCGGGTACAACTTCTTTGGTACGTCATTCTTCGGCACAGAACGCCCAGACACTGGAAACTACGAGGAGGCCACCACATGGTCACTCGATAATTTTGGCAGCTATCTCGTTGCCTGCAGCGTACACGACGGCAAGGCGTACCAATGGACCGGCGACACGGCCAGCGCGGCTACGGCAATCACCAACGCGCCAACAGGTAATCTTGGGGTAATGGTTAGCGAAGAGAGGTTTCTGTTTTGTCTTGGAGCTGGCGGAGATCCTCGACTGGTGCAGTGGTCAGATCAAGAGGATATCACGACATGGACGCCGGCCAGCACCAATCAGGCTGGCTCCCAGACTTTACAGACTTCTGGACAAATTGTAGCGGCCCAGCGTGGCCGCGGGCAGACGCTAATTTTTACAGACGTCGATATGCATCGAATGACCTACGTGGGGAGCCCTTTTATTTACTCCACGGAGCGCGTCGCAACGGCGTGTGGTCTCGCGTCTCGCAAGGCGGTGACGTCAACAGACGCCGGCACATTCTGGATGGGCCAGAAATCGTTTTTCATGTACGACGGATCAGCCGTCCAAGAGTTGCCGTGCGAGGTCAAGGACTACGTTTTCGGGGATCTCAACAGGTCGCAGATCAGTAAGTGCTGGAGCACTTCGCTTGGCCAACAGGGTGAGGTGTGGTGGTTTTACTGTAGCGGCGCGTCCAACGAGATCGACCGCTACGTCAGTTACGACTACAAGCAGGGTCACTGGATGACAGGCAACCTGTCACGCACGACCGGCGTCGACCGGGGCGTGTTTAAGTACCCGCTGATGATGTCAGCCGCCGGAACAATTTACGAGCACGAGGTCGGCCTCAACTACGAGGGCGCCACAGTGTTTGCCGAGACTGGGCCGTTCTCCATTGGACCCGGAGACAACATGGTAAAAGTTACCAAGCTAATCCCCGACGAGCTTACGCAGGGCGACGTTTCGGCCACGTTTAAAACTCGCTTATATCCAAACGGGGTCGAGACTTCGCACGGACCGTATGCCCTCGCCAGCCCGACAGCTGTTAGATTTTCAGGGCGTCAGGCCCGGATGCGCGTCGAGGGCGCACGCCTCGCCGATTGGCGTGTAGGCGTAATGCGCGTTGATGCAGTGAGCGGTGGCCGCAGATGACTGCGCCAATTCCACCCAACGTCGGCCCCAACATATTCGACTGGGCGCGGGAATTTTCCACTTGGACGAGGCGGGCTCTGTCTCAGCTCGTCTTCAAGCCGGCCAACGCCGCGGCACTTGAAAACGGAATGATGCTGTGGGACGAGGCAGCCGGCTACCCGGTGGTGTCGAAGGGCGGCGAGTGGCGGCAGATTGTGCTCGAGGATGGGCACTACGGTGGCGCTATAACGGCAGATCAGACGGCTGCGGTCATAAACACTGCATACGCGCTGACTTACACCTCAAGCACTGCGTCCGGCATAGCGAACGGGACACCGGCGTCGCGACTGGTTATCGCCGAGGGCGGCGAGTATGTGGTAAACTTTTCAACGCAGATCTCGTCAACATCGTCGTCGACTGTCAGCTTTTGGTTTTGGCCTCGGGTCAACGGATCGGACGTCGCCGGGTCGACAATGGTAAACGCGCTGCATCAAAACGGCGCGACGCTGGTCGTGTCCCGTTCGGCCATATTCAACTTTAGCGCCGGAGACTATCTCGAGGCCATGTGGGCTGTCGACAGCACCAGCGGCTTCCTCGACGCGTCTGCGGCCACCGCATTTGCGCCGGCAGCTCCGGCTACGACAATATCAATTACGAGGATACATGGGTGAGGGTTCACTTAAAATGACCAACGTGGTAAGATTGCACGAAGAACGCACGGTCGAGGTGACGCCTGCCGTTGCCGAGGATATAGATTACGGCATCGAGGTGGGCATCCCGCTTCTGGCCGACAGCATAGAGAGAGATAGCAGAAATGTTCCTGTGGAGCGCGTTTTGGCGAACATTCGAGAAAAACGATCAGTGGTGTGGCTTGTACATATTGACGGTGAGCTCGTGGCTTCGATCCTTACGGCAGTCATGCAGCATCCTATGCGCACGACTTTGTATATCGAGCATCTCGGCGGCACTCGAATTAAGGAGTGGATGTCGGCAGCTATGGAGGCGCTTGTGGACTTAGCCAACAAAGCGGAGTTAGACGG